CTGTTCCACCATTAGCAACGGGAAGTGTTCCTGTTACGCCAGTAGACAAAGGCAAACCAGTTGCGTTAGTCAATGTGGCACTTGTTGGTGTTCCCAATATAGGAGTTACAAGTGTTGGGCTTGTTGACAAAACATTGTTGCCAGAACCTGTTGAAGTTGTTACTCCAGTGCCGCCATTCAAAACTGGCAGAGTACCCGTCACACCTGTTGACAATGGTAAACCAGTTAAATTTGTTGCAACACCACTAGCGGGTGTACCCAAAGCAGGAGTCACCAATGTGGGTGAGGTAGCAAAGACCAAAGCCCCTGTACCTGTCTCATCAGATACAGCCGCAAGTAAGTTAGCACTAGATGGAGTACCCAAGAAGGTTGCTACACCTGTTCCAAGACCAGAAACACCGGTGCTGATAGGAAGACCAGTAGCATTAGTCAAGGTTGCACTAGAGGGAGTTCCTAAAGCGGGAGTAACAAGTGTTGGGGATGTTGCAAATACTAAAGCACCACTACCTGTTTCATCAGTAATCGCAGAGGCTAAATTAGCACTAGATGGTGTTGCCAAAAGAGTAGCAACGCCAGTACCTAAACCACTTACGCCAGTTGAAATTGGCAGACCAGTTAGGTTAGTTGCCGTACCAGAAGCAGGAGTCCCCAATGCGGGAGTCACAAGTGTTGGCGAGTTTGACAACACTACATTGCCTGTACCTGTTGAGCTAGTTACACCAGTACCACCATTTGCCACTGGCAAAGTGCCTGTAATATCGGAAGTAGAAAGGCTTACTGCATCCCATGTGGCATTAGTGCCATCAGTCTGTAGATACTTGTTTGCGTTGCTTGTTTGGCTAGGCAAAAGATTGTTCAACGCACCAGCGGCTGTAGAAGCTCCAGTACCGCCATCAGCAACAGCTAAATCTGTAATACCAGTAATCGTACCGCCAGTAATTGCGGCAGCAGAGTTATCTGTCTTTGTTGCAACAGCAGTAGCGATATTATTGAACTCAGTGTCAATCTCAGTACCCTTAACAATCTTTAAAGGATTGCCAGAACTAAGATTGTCTTTGGTCGCAAAATTGGTTGTCTTTGTATAGTTACTCATGGTTTACCTCTTATCCTAGTTTTCCATCTTTGGCTTGAATTTCAATCTTTTGAATAGAAAACGAAACATTGTTAATTGTAGTTTCATATCCAGTTTGGACAATCTTTCCCGCACCAGAAGCATTTGCTCTTAGTGTTTTAATTGGTACGCCACTTGTGTACTCTGCAATTCCATACTCAGCAATACCATATTCGTAACTGGTTTGAGTTGGTATATAAATATTCTGTGATTGATAAGCACCAGAATAGTCAAAGCCCCACTTGATTGCTAAATACTGGTTTGATCCACCAATCACAATGGCTGAAATAGTCTTTAAAACCGAAATTTGATTAGGGTTTCCTAAGTCAGCATTGTTTGTGTAGTACGCAAATCGGTACGTTAAAGTATCGTCTAAATAGCCACTGTACTTACCAATATAGCCATTTTTCCCAATATACAAGTCACCATTACGCAAAGAACGCAAGGATGTTGGCGCAATAGAGTCCCATTTGGTTACACGGGAAGCACCATCTTGCAAAGATTGCTTGGTATCAAAGCAATAAACTTGGAAGGTAGCGGGTAAAACAAGTAAATAAAAGGCTTCTTTTTCTGAGTAAACAGACTTTAAATTAGCCAATGTTTCGCTTGCCAATGATGAATTTAGGTCAAAACGAACATTCTTAGACAAGTCTCTCAGAGGAGCTGATTTCTCTTGAATAGTCCTCATCAGTGAGCGAACACCTGAATCTGACAAGAAAATCACATCAGAGCCAACGCTTTGAATCGTATCTCTTGCTATGCAACCAATAGAGCCTACTGTGTCGCTTAGAACGATAGTTGCGGGCGTAGAAGCACCAGAATAGACAAGAATCTGTCGTTTACCAAAGATAAACAAGAAATCATTATGCGCTGCCAAACCCATGACTTCATCAGCACCATTAGGCCAAACCCGTGAAACGTCTAATGAACCTGAAGTACCACCACCCCATACATGACCCGCAATCAAATCAGAAAAGCTAACAGTTACTTTATCTGTAGAAGTATTAGCTACCCAAAGGCGACCAAAGGCTGATAAACAGATGTTTGCTTGTGGAACTGTAGCAACATAACCAGTTTTCTCAGAGACTCTGCGATAAGTAGATGTACTTATAGCAGGGTCATAAATCAATGGATCGTGACCACTTTGGAAGAAATATGCAATGCCATTCAAAGAAGCACATTGCCAATTAGAAGCAGTAATAGTAGGAGCAGTTCCTCCACCACCATAGGTCAACTCAGTTACTACGTTAGAAGCACCAAGTTTGAATATTTTGTTATTTCCTGCGAACAGAACTGTCAAAGTCCCGTCAGTCTGTACTAATTCATGGATCACTCCGACATCATTAGCACCGAGGTTTCCAGATGAGGAGTTAACTCTTGTCCAACCTTTTCTAGCACCAATACGACCATACTGATCCAAGATGCAGTTAGTAGCGACTAAAGCAAAGCCAATACCCAAATCAAGTGGGGATTCTTCAGTATTCAGGCCATAAAATCCTGGTGCTGAAAGACTGTAGCTTTGTAGAGGCTTAGACATTACACAGGCTCAAAGTTGTTTTCTACATAGCGAGTGCCTTCAAGTGCAATAGCATCCGATAGCATTCCCCTGAATAAAGCATAGGCTTCGGAAGAGGCAGTTCCCCCATCCTCGCCACGCTCAATCAAAGCCCTTGCATAAGCACTTTGAGCAACCAAATAATCTAAAACTTTCACAGATGTAGCATCTGATGACAGAGTTGCTTGCGGTACAGCCAAATCAAACATGACTGTATAGACACCATTAGGAATTGGAAATAACTCTACTTTAGTGTCTCCACTAGAATCAACACCATCAAAAGTAAACTCAGAAGGTATGCCTGTTGATGGAGTGCCAAAGTTCAGTTTGCGGTTCATGTCCACAAAACTGATATTTTTTAAACCAATAAAACTTGTTGAATTGATAGCATCATTAACTTGGAACTTTTGACCAGCACCCGTCATTGAATAAGCGTGTGTATTCGCAACAGTTGTGATAGTCACTGTAGTGCTCAGAACATTCCAATTAAAGGAATCTTCAATCTGACGCTTGGCATCATTGACAAACTTTCCAATCAAAGAAGAATAGGTTGTTTCGCCAACAGTAGTAACTGATGACTCACGCAAACGAATGAGAACGTCATTAACAAGTTCTAGGTATGTCATGCTCTTTGTGACCCTTCAAGTTCAAATGTTGCAACAACTGCCATCGTTGATGCTGCCTCAGTTGTTACCTTCAAAACATCATCCTCTTCCATGACAAAGTAGTAAGGCAGGCCAAATGACAATGAGGTTTTGGACGCAATTGTGTATTGGTAAATTACGCTCACAGTAACGCTTGCGCTAGTGTCAACCCAATCAAAAGTAACGTGCTTGTTTGAGCCAGTAGCATTGTTAGCGTGAATCAAAGCCACCCTTGCGTAGTACCCTTTAGGCACTGTGTACAAGGTTGTCAGCGTGTTAGCTGTTGGATTTGAACTGACTGATACTGGTCTCATTTGTTCCTCTTAGAGATCGCTTTAGCCTTGGCTTTAGCGTCTTCCTTGGACGTTGCGCCCCAAGCTCTAAGAGATAATAGGAGTCGGGTAGGCTTCCCATCTTTCATCTCAGCGCCAGGCATATTGCCCATTCGTGCTAAAAAGGATGCCCTACGAGGGTTATCTCCCGACTTGACTGGTGGCTTTAAATTGCCACCTGTTTCTGCATTATACGATGCTCTACCTTTGGCATTCAAGCCCCCTTTTGGGTTTTTTCCTTCTTTTGTTTGCCAAACAGGAGATTTCATTTCTTCTTTGCGGTCTTAGCCGCAGCCTTAAATGCCGCCTCAGTAGGAGCACCTTTAGAACCAACTTTTCGCATCTTTTCCTTAGAACCCGCTTTAATGCGTTCTTGTTTGGCATTGATGTTAGCGTAAAGACCTTGTTTCATTTCTTTTTCCTCATTGGCTTGCTCATACCCGCCTCTGATAAGGCAATGGCAATAGCTTGTTTCTTAGAAGTTACGGCAGGGCCTTTCTTAGAGCCAGAGTGCAACATACCCGCACTATACTCTTTCATAACCTTGCTGATCTTAGTTTGAGCTTTGGTCTTTTTCATTTGCTACGACCTGATTTTTTCATCATATTGGTAGCAGTACGACCACCACGGGTAGGCATTGGACGCATCTTAGGCTTTCCAACAGCAATCATAATAGCCAAAGGCATAGTCTTTGGTTTCTTAGTCTCTTTTGGCTTTGTCATTTTCATGGTTTTTCCTTCGTAATAGGCCCGCCAGCTTTCCACGCATCACAAGTACGGGCGGCAGCACAAGTGAATTGAAATAAGTCGCAATACCCGAGATCAGCGGCTTTAATGAAATTTTGGTCATAGGATAACTCTCCTTCTACCTCATCTTTTTCTAAACCAACAGAGATGCACTCCATCATTTTAGGTGTTTGGATAAAGGCAGCACAGTTACCACAGCGCATACCTTTGATTTCTTCTGTAGGAGCGTTGTACATCTTAGCTTTCTTTAGCCAAAACGCATCATTTGGTTCATTTGGATTGGGTGGGCCATATCCAAAGTTCTTAAAAGTATTGTTTCGGTTCTTCAGATTGACTGAAATATCTTGTGTTGCAATAGGGCAAACAACGCCAGTAAGTAGGTTCATTTCATCACCTTTGTAGCTACAAATGAAATAACACCACCTATTACAGAAGCGATAGCCATTCCAACAAAGAAGCCACCTTTAGACCTATTTGCCATCTCTAAGAGGGCTTTGATGTCATCTCTCATAGCAGATACTTCAGCCTGTAAAGCCTCAACTTGAGCTTCCAATTTGCCAAATTCTCTTGGGTCAATCTCTGACATTTGAAACCTCTTTTTTTGGTCTGCCCAACTTGGGTTTGTCTTCCTTTGGAGTTTCCTCAACAAGAACGTATCCTTGATGATCTTTCATGCTATCAATATCATGTTGATAGGTAAAAGTGACTTCAGTACCAGACTGTAAACATCTAAAAGTAGCCATA